CAGGCCCCGCGGGCGCTTGTGGCGTTGGGGCGGTGCCGCCCTCGACCGTCGACGTGCCGGGCCCAGGGCCCGGGCCCCCGAACGGCGCGCCAGGCGGCGGCGACGGCTGTGGGCGCCCGGCGGTGATGGCGAGGTAGACGTCGAGCGCGCGCGCCGCGCCTTCCTCGGTGACGCGGCGCGAGAGGTACGCCGAGCCGAGATCGTCATCGTCGGGGAGGGGGCGTCGTTCGTCCGCCACGTGGGCTCCTTACTCCGCCGCGGGAGTCCCGCGGAAGTATCTGAGGAAGCGGTCTAGCGCGTCTTTGCCGGGCAACGACGACGACGACGTCGGAGGTGTCGTGGTCGTCGTCGACGAGGATCCGGTGTCTGACCGCGAGGACGACGGCTTCGCCGTCCCGAGTCTCCGCGCGACGATCGCCTCCGCCACCTCGATGCCCGCGTCAAGGTTCGCGCCCGGCGTGCGCATCCGCTGCTCGAACTCGGTCAGAGCGTCCGCGAGCCGTTCGCGCTCCTCGGGTCTTAGCATGACGAGCCCGAGCGGGTTGTCCTCCGTCGTCCCTCCGAGGCGGAGCTTGATGTACTCGCGCCCGCGTTTGTAGGCCCAATGCGACGCGACTTTATCCTCGCTCGTCTCCTCGCGGAAGATCCGCATCCGCCGTTGCCAGTCGTTCAGCATCGCGGTTTTGTCCGCGTCACTAATGTGTGGCGCGTTGAGAATCAGCCCAGGCGTGACACGCTCGGGGGAGAGGATGATCGCCTGCTCCAGCCGGCGCTTCGCGTCAGGGTCCGTCACGCCACCCTCGATGAGCGGCTGCCGCGCTCGCTCCAGCAGCTTGTCAATCACGGCGCGGTCGACGTGTTGGCGCGCGTACAGCGCGAACGTTTCGACTTCCTGCAGCGTGGGCCGCGGCGCCTTGCCGGTCGGGTCTGTGAGGCGGAGCCACAGCTCGCCCGCCCTCGCGGACAGATCTGCCTTGAGCTGCTGCTCGAAGGCGCGATCGTGCCGCTCCTGGAGTCTGTACAGGTACTCCGAGATCACCTGCTGTTCCCTCGCCGCACGGGCCCGCGCTTCGCTGACGAGTTCCTGCGGGGTATCGGGGAACAGGCCCCCGGGCTGGTAATCCTTGTAGCGGGTTTCGAGGAACGCGCCCGGGCGTTCGCGGACCTCGCGCTCAAGGCGCTCTTTGTACAGCTTCGTCACGTACGACTTCGCGAACTTCGTCCGGTCATCTTCGCCCATCACATTCCGGAGCCCCTCCACCGTCTTCTCGAAGCGGCTCAAGCTTCGGAAAATGGTCTCGGGATCGTCCGCGTTGATGGCGCGGGAAATCTCCTGGTCGGCAACCTGGGTCGCCTGGCCGACGAGGTACTCGACGCGCTTGCGTCCCGACTCGACGAGCGCTTGTTTATTGATCGAGTGGAGGTACGGCGTCAGTTCCCGCTCGACGAGGAACCGCTGCTCGTCGTTCTTCGCGCGCTCGAAGGCGTCGCGCATAATGCGCGCCTTCGTCTCCTGGAATGCCGGGTAGAAACTGAACACGTCCGCCGACCCCTGAAGGGTGACGTACGCCGCGTCCAGTTCCGTTTGTGCATCCGCGACGATGCGGAGAGCGTCGAGCTGATTCTGGCGCCGCGTGGTCTCCTGGATGTACTTCAACGAAATATCGGCGACCGTCTGGACGAGGTCGGTCACCGCGCCGGTCACCGCGGTCGCCCCGCGGTACCGCAGCTCCGCCGCGCGCATGGACGCTTCCCCGAGTTGCGGGGTTCGATACCCGGCGGGCGGGCTTTCCGGGACGACGTTCGGGTTCACCGCACCCGCCCCGTGGGGCACAGTGCCCGCCGCGAGCGACGGGGGACCGCCGGGGCCCAGGGGCGCCCGGGCGGGCTCGGGCTCGTAGAGCGGGATCGCGAAGGAACTAGCCACGCGGGTTGCCGTAGCCAAAGGAGGGCCGAATCATCGGCCAGTAGCGCGCATAGATGTTCGCGAGACTCGAGAACCCGCTGATAATCGCAGCCGTCGCCTGGCTGCCGTAGAAACTCGCGGCGGCGTTGCCCTGGATCAGCGCGGTCATCGCACTGAACTCTCCGCCGTCAATCTCCGCCTCGGCCCCGAGTTCCGCAAACCGCTGCGTGAGCGCGGCCTCGCGGTACCGCGCGGAACGCTCCATCTCCCCGATGAAGCGCTCACGCGACGCCATGACCTCCGCCTGATACGCCTGGAGTTCGCCCTCGATGCGGCGATTCTGCAGCGCCACCTCGGTCGACCAACTCAGCGTTTTCATTTCGTAGTCCATGTTGGCGGCGTTTTCGAGTAAGACGTAGATCGGCGAACCCGACAACGTGAACCCCGTCGCCCCAATAGCCGCGAGCGCGTCCGTCCGGACCTTGCGGTACTGCTTTTCCTTGAAGGTCGCGGCGATGGCCGCGTTGGCCCCGATGAGGCGGAGGTCGCGGTCCGTGAGCGCCAGCGCGATCTCCGCCTGGGCATCGAAGATGCGCGCGTTGTATTCCGCAATCGCGCTAGCCGTGTCGCCCTGTTCCCGTAGGAGCTGTGCGCGGAGATCGCCCGATTCGCGGATGAACTCGGCGCGGCGGGCCGCGAACTCGCGATCGAGGTCCGCCTGTTGCTGGGCGCCGCGCCGCGCGCCCCGCTGCGCCTTCTTCGCGGCGGTGTACGAGCTGACGGCCGTCGCGACGGCGGCAGCCCCGACGATCGCCGCGGTGGCACTCATGCTACATATCCTCCACGGTCAAGATCGCCCCGAGCGCCAAGACCTCCGCCGGGAGGGGCTGTGTTTGAACGAACGTAATGAAACCGTCCCGGTCCCACCCGGTATCGGGCACGATCTTCGTGCCAGTGAACAGCGCCGGGGGCTGGTCCATCGGGTCGGCGGACGACCGGAACGGGAGTTCCTCCCCCTGCAACGTCCCGCCTAGCGTGTCGATCAGGAGCGCCCACGGCTTCGCCAGCCGTCGACGCCGCCCCTGCGACGGACCGTCGGCGAGCGAGAGTTCCGGCCGCACCGTCTGCATCGTCGTCGTATAGGGGAGCCCGACCTCGATGACGCTGGCCGCCTTCTGGAGGGCGACCGCGCCCCCCGTCACGACCTGGGGCGGATGCACCGCGCCGTCCCCGAGAATGTGGACGGTCTGCCCTTCGAGATGCGAAAGCCCGGAGACGGCGGCCGTCGGGGCCCCGACGTACTGCAGCGACGAGTCCGTCTCGAACGTCTCGTAATAGCCGTCCTTCTCCTCAAACACCTCGACGTAGCGTTTGGTCTGCCCCCCGATGATGCGCTTGACGATGCACCACACCTGGTCACGGTCCCCGTCGGGATGCGGAATCACCGCCAAACGTTCGAACTTGCCCGCCGTAGTATGACGATGCCACCCGAAGATTTGCTCAGCCTTTTCGTACGTCAGCCCCAGCAACACGCCATCTTCGCGCACACACCAGAGGATGGGCGTCGGCTCGCGTTGCGGTGCCAGATCGACGACCCCGTACTGGCGAAACAAATGCTCCGCCAGCAGGCTGAGGTCGGCCCCCACGTAGGCCTCGGTGTTGAAGTCGAAGACGAGTTCGCGCAGGCGCCGCGTCGAGCGCTGGACGAAGATCGGCGAGCTTCCGATGGCGACGGGCCGTAGCGGCGCGGCCCCGTACGCGGTTTGCGGGACTGCGCGAATCGTCGTCACGGTCATCGGACCGGAGGACGAGCTAATCTCGAACTCTTCGCCCAACGTCCCGACGAGCATGCCACGCTTGCTCGGGAATAGCCAGCGAATCACGTTTACCTTCGTGGACGCGAGCGTGACCGTGATGGGCGAGTCAGCATCCGCGCCAGGGGTAAACGTCACCCAGTCGTTCGTCTTCGAGAACCACAGTGTCTGCGGCTGGTGATCCGTCGCCGCGTATACGGCGCGGTTCTCTGGTGTGAGCGTGACTACGCGGGGGTATCCGCGGACGGCGGACCAGGCGCCCTCTTGCCAGTCAGGCGAGGTCGTCTGGACGACGGAGAAATCCGCGAGGCCAGACGCGGGAACCCAGGCGTTCGAATTGTTCTGTTCGAGCGCCTTGACGCTGTCGCCGCCGTAAACATCCGTCGCAGAGCCGCGCCACTCGACACAGTTGGTATCGGACTGCGCGTAGTTCCCGACCAGGACCAGCCAGTACAGCTGATCCTTTTTCGAGATCGTGTAGGCATTCGCGAAGTTGAACTGTACGAGCCCGCCGCTTGTCGAAACACTCTGCGCGTCGACCACTTCGGACACGGCCACCAGGGCGCCAGGAGTGCCGCCGTTATCGGTGTACACTTCGAGCCAAATCGTGCTACCGGTCAAGGTGCCGTTTCGCTTCAAATCCAGGGATATGCGGCGGAACGAGAACGGCGCCGGCTGCTTGATACCCTGGGCGAGCCGCTGATTCGCGCTCGTCGCTGGGCGCAGTTTCCGTGAGGCGGCGTTGGCGGTGACATTGATGACGGCCAGCCCGTCGCCCTGGATGTCTGCCGTCACCTGCGTCGCCGACGTGAACCCGGTCACCTTGAACCACCCGGACACCCCGCCTTGCGTAAATCGCCACACCGAGCCCACGTGGCCCGCCTGAAACGGCGTATGCCCCGTCGCGGTCACCGTGACCCCGGTACCCGTCGGGGCCGAGACCGTCAGCGTCTTCGTCGAATCCGTATTCGGGTCGAGGTACGGCCCGTCCTCGAAAGGAACCGCCGTCAACGTCCACGCCGCGTGGCCCGTTCGGGTGAGCTCGTAGGGAGGGTGGCGGGGATGAACGAGGAAGAGCTTATCCGCGCTCTGCGTGTACCACAGGTTGCCGAGGTCGGCCTCCGTGTAGGGCGTCGCAATCTCGTACGGCGAACCCCCGCTGAGGATTTGCCCGGAATTCATGTAGAACCGGAAATAGAGATCGCCCGCCTCGATGATGTACGCCTGCTCGTCCGAAAACTCGAAGGGAATCAGGATCGACTTCTTGGTATGAATCTTCGTCGACGCGATAAACCGGGTCCCGGCACGGCGCTCCACGCCGCCCTGAACCCGCACAAGGCCGTTGACGAGTAGGGACAGCCCCTCTTTGTACCGCTTCAGATCGGTCCGGGCGTCGAGCCGCGGCGACAGTTCGCCCGCGGTAAACGACGTCTGCTCGATGTGGGCCCGCGGCATCTATCGCCGAACCGTCACGAGGTCGTCCGCACGGACCCTCAGCGGGGACTGCTCCAACCCGTCAAGGAAGCGCGCTTCCTTCATCTTCTCGGTGTACAGGGCCCACATCGCGGCCCCGAGCGAGGTACTCGACGTGACCGGGTACGCGAGGTCGGCCGCGAGCCGCGCCGTGACCGCGGCCTCGAAGGCCGAGTCGTACGCCCCCACGTCCGTCACGTCCGCGAGGTACTCGATCTTTACGTCCCCCGCGTTCGTGACGAGCGTGCGCCCCGACAGTTTCCACGGAATGTCGAGGTCGTCCAGGCTCGTCGCGAGCACGCGGAGACAGTACGGTTCGACCGGCAGCTGGAACGCGTTCTTGAACTTCCACGCGGGGCCCGTCGCGAGTTTCGCGAGCGTCGTGTACTCGATCGCAAACTTCCACGGGTGGGCCCGCAAGACCGCCCGACGCGCCTGCGGCCACAGGGCGCTGACGAGCCGGGCCCGTTCGGTATTGTCGCCCAGCGACGTAATGGGGTCTGCCCCCAGGAGGCGGAGGGCGTTAGCCCCGATCTCCACAATGCTACTTGCCACCGCCGCCTCCTAACACCCGACGCCGAGCCGGGCGCGGGTCATGGGACACGTTACCGGGTCAATCCCCTCCGACCCGGGGTGCACGGCGAGGGTGAACGCCCCCCACTCCTCGGACGCCGCCATCGCCATGGTCCCGGGATCCTCGGATACCGCATTGGCCGCCCGCCGCGCGGCCGAAATCATACACGTTATTCCCGTCGTCGCGCATTGGACCTGCACGATGGGGGTATACGCGTTAGGGGACGTCGTCCAGTAGGTCGCCGTGTCGTCGTCGTCGTCCGCCCCGAAGAATTCGATCCACAAGAAATCTTTCGGGCCGCCAGTCGGCGTATTGCTCGGAGGGTTTGGCGTCGCAGATGTCCCCGTCGCGCCGGCGCCCTGGGGCGGGTTCGTGCTCGAATCGTGGCCTTCGATCCGCAGCGTAATATACCCCGTAATCAACGCCGTCGACAGAGTGATCTGTACCGACGACCCCTCGCTGCCGGTCGCGACCTTGTACGCCCACTGCGCAGTGCACGCGTTCAACGGGCACGTCAGTGAGCCGCCCTGCGTATACCCGTTCCAGTTCGTGACGGTCGCGACCCCGTCGGTGACCAGCAGCACGATCAGCAGGTCGCCCGCCCCGATCCCCGAGGGTAGATTCAGCGTGGGCGTCGAGGAGGACGCGTTCGCGCCGCCATTCGACGCCGCCAGCGTCGGAAATGCCGCGTAGGCCGGCGCGACGAGCCCTAGGCACACTCCGGCCACGAGCGCGACGAGATACGCGCTAATCGTTCGGGGCGACGACATACGAGATCATTCCGGTGACCCGATTCGTCCCGTTCAACCGAATACACAGATTGTTCCCGTCCACCGACGTGCGGATGAACGGGGCTGCCGCCGCCATGGCGAGGCCCCCGTTCGCGGCAAAACTCATCCCGTCGGCATCCACCGTCGATCCCCAGAGTGCGACGGGCGAGGTCGCACACGCCGTTCCGGTCCCCTCGACAATCGAGACGATCTCGGCGGCATTCGCGACGAGGGTGATTGCGCAAATGTAAATCCGCTGTCCGGCGACTCCCGTAATGAGCTGGGTATCCGTAGTCACGGAGATCGACACGAACGACGTACAGTGCGCGGGCAGCCGCACCGTGAGCCCACGATCCGCGTCCAACGGACGCCCCGTCGAACTCGCGATCTCGTTGCCCGCGTTATCACGAATGCGGACCGCGCTATCGTTCGCGACCGTCACACGGGGAATGCCCGCGCCAGAGGCGCCTGTCCCCGTCACGACCGCGCTCCCACCAAACTGCGCCACGTTGAACGGCTCATTATCGGGGAACGTGGCGACGTTCGCGGTCACCGTCCCTGACACCGTTTGGGTCCCACTCGGAATATTCCGCACGACGAGGCCCTGCTCAGAGCCCATCGGGGCAGTCCCGAGCACGTCCGCCTCGCCGGCGGCCGCCCCATCGAGAATCTTGCTGCCCACCGTGCCGGCGACGGTCTGCGTCCCGCTCGGAATGTTGCGGACGACTAGTCCTTGCTCGGTTCCCGTTGGCGCGGAGCCCAGCACGTCAGCTTCCCCGGCATCGGCCCCGTCGAGGATCCGGCTACCCACCGTTCCCGTCACCGTCTGTGTTCCACTCGGGATGTTCCGAACGACAAGACCTTGTTCGGTCCCCGTAGGCGCAGACCCGACCACGTCAGCTTCGCCGGCGGCGGATCCATCGAGGATCTTGCTGCCAATGGTCCCCGTCACCGTCTGGATCCCGCTCGGAATCGGACGGACGACAAGGCCCTGCTCCGTTCCCACCGGAGCCGTCCCGATGACATCGGCTTCCCCAGTGGCGGTGCCGTCGAGGATCTTCCCATCACCGCCCCCGCCCCCAGCGCCACCACCCCCGCACGCCTCGAACGCGGTCCCCGCGGTATTGACGCAGCGGACCGCGAACGCATCGGCGGGCGCGCGCCCGCCCGCTTCGCGCGTCACGAGGCCGCGGGCGTCCGCGTCCGGTGTCGTCTGGGCGGCCTCGACCTCGTTCGGGGCGTCGCGCTTCCCGCCCAGGGTGATGTAGGCGCCCGCCGCCCCAGCACAGACCAAGACCACCGCAAGGGCCGCCAGGAGCCGCCGCATGGGGGCCACTACTGCGAAAGAACGCCGAGCCGCCGCAGCAGCTCGTCCCGTGCCGTCTGGACCGTCGTCAACTCCGCCTGGCGCGCCGCGAGCTGCGACTCGACCTGAGCGAGTTCCTGGCGCGCGCGCTCCAACCGCGCCTCGACGGCCGGAATCTCCTTGGCGCGCTCCGAATGGTCGCGGAGCGCCTCCTCAAGCTGGCCGAGCAACGCGCCGATGCTCCCGGCGTACTCGGCGATCCGAACGCTAATCTCGTGTGCGGTCATCGTTCACACTCCTTACGAAGGGCGGATCCGGGAGGGCGGGGCGGGGGCCGTAGGGCCCCGCCCCGTGAGCGCCCGTTAGTTCCCCTGCATGAACGCGACCATGACGTAGGCGTTGCCGGACGCGGGTCCGTTCGCCGTATCGATCATGATCTCGATGTCGACCCCATCGCGGGAATCGAACTCGAGAAACCCGTCGGCCGGCAGCGGGAACGTCTGGTCAATTGCGCCCCCGCCGACATCGAGGTTGTCCGCGAACGCATTGTCCACCCGCGCGACCGCCGTGCCGTCCGGCTTCGTGTACGGGCCGTGGCCAACGTGCAAGTCGGACGTCGTGGTGCCGGCAGGACAGACGATGCGGGACAGGTCCGAAAGCACCCGCACCTTGCCCGCGGGGAGGCGCACCATCGGCGCCGTACCCTGCCCGGCGGCGGTAAAGGTGATCTTACCGAACGAATACCGCAGCTTGCTGCCCCAATCCGACGATGGGACGTACTGGCGCGGATTCGCATCGTACTTGGCGTACTGCTCGGACTTCGCTGGGCTCAGCGGCATGGCCATTCCCTTCGGTGAAGACCGCGCCGGGTGCGGTTCTCCCCCGCTCCCCGGCGCGGGTTAGCGGAGTTACTTGGTCTCGTCGATCTTGAAGCGGACGACGCCCTCGCCCTGGATCCGCGTCGCGCCCCAGTCGGCGCACACGTACACCTGAGTCGAGAGGCTCTTGTCCCGCCGCGGGCCGATGTCCGTAGTGATGTCCTTCCGGACGGCTACGCCCATCGCGTCCCGATGGAACGCGTAGCAGTACCGCATGTTCGTCGCGGGCGACGGCAGGCGAGTGCTCACCACCCACCGGAAGCCTGCCCACGTGTTGATCTCGCCGTTCACGAGAGCGCGGATCGTGTTGTAGTCCGCGCTCGACGCATTCGGCGCCGTCGACTGCTTGAGGAGCTGGTACACCGCAGCCGGCGACACGACGACAACGCGCTCGTCCTCCGGAATGTCCTTCTCGTCGAGCCGCCGCTTGACGTCGAGCATATTCGTCGTGGTCAGCGCGGCGCTCGAAAAGTCGAGGTCGCCCGCCGCCTCGGACGCGAACGTAACCGTGGTCGTCCCGTCCTCGCCCGCAAACGCATCGGCGTCGAAGGCCTTGATAATTACATCGTCATAGCCACGGCCCAACGCGCGCGCCGCGTTCTCCACGTACGGGCTCGTCGGGTCGATGAGCATCTGGACCCGGTCGGCATCGTCGATGAGGTCGGCCCACTCGAACCGCTTGGCCGTGACCATGCGCCGCGAATGCGGGCTATCGACGATCGGCGTATCGCTATGCCGCGTGGTCCGCTCGACTGCGGCGGTGGGACCGATGAGGTCGAAGAAGTGCTGCTTCCCGACCAAGGTCTCCTCGCGGACGAGCCCACGCAACTTCGCGCCCCGCTGCTGATAGCGGAGCATCACGTTCGCCCGGTACTGCTTTACGAATGCTTCGGTAATCTGAACGGACATGGTAGTGTACTCGCACGCCGCGTTCGCGGACGGCGAACGCGCGGAAACGCGCCCTGCGGGGGGTTGCCGGGACTACCCCGACCCTGCCCTGGTCGCTGACGCGGACCCTGGCGGCGCGAGACATCCCACGGGCTCCGCGCAAGAGTTCTCCGTGGTCTAGAGATGACAGAACGGCGCGCGCTTCTCGCTCGCGCGGGCGCGCGTCGGGGACTACGCGGTCAACTGTTCGAACAGCCGCTGTACTTCCTTGACCTTGGCGTCGTGTTCCGGATGCGTTCGATCCGAGTATGCCGGCTCCGCCATGATGCGGTTGATCTTCAGCTGGAGCGCCTCGGGACTCATCCCGGGCTCCGTCGAGATCATCCCATCTTCCGCGAGGAGCTTCCCCACCGCGTGGAACGCCATCACCACTTCGGGAATCGCGCCCGCGCCCGTCCGCTCCAACACGTCGATGAGCTTCTGCCCCCCGAGGCGCTTGGCGGCGCGCGTCGCGATGGCGACGTTTTTCTCGTACGCGCCACGCCAGACGTTCCGCAGTTCCTCTTCGGCCGCTTGGACCTGGCGGTCCCGCGCCATCGGGACGTTCGCCATGACGTTCTGCCCGTACCACTCCAGGAGGCCCTGGACCTGGGCATTCGTCAACCCGAGCTTGTGCGCAGTCGTCCGCAAGCCCCCGAGCGTATCCTCGTCCCACGAGAGGCCCTCGGGGAGCGCGGGCGGCTTGAGCTGATAGCCCTCTGGCGTCTCAGGCCAGCCGAGTTTGGCCCAGACCCGGGGCCAATCCTCGGGCTTCTGGGGCAGCTGGATGGACCGCCCGACGAGTTTCGACTGCTCCACGTAGTTCTTGGCGAGGGTCTGGACGTCACGGATCCCCTCGAAGACCTTCTCGTTCGCGATCTCCGCAGGCAGCGACGCGCGCCAGTCATTCGGGACCGGCGGCTTCCCGCCGCCGGTCGCCGCGCCCGTCATGATCCCTCCGCCCGGGCGCGCGGGGCTTGACGCTTCGGGCGCGGGCGCGGCCGGGACGGGCGCGGCCGCGGGGGC